GCGCTGCGGCAGCTCATCGCAGACCTCGTGGGCTACGAAATCGCGCAGGACGGGCGAACCATCCTTAGCGCCGACCGCACGCCTAAGAAGTTCGCGTTCATGTGCGAGCAGCCGGGGCACGTGCTCGGTCGCCGCCGATGCCTTCTCATGTGCCAGCTCTCGAAGCCGACGCAGGAGCTTAACACCGTTCAGGACACGCCAGAGATCACGCAGCTTGACTATCCGTTCACATGGCGACCCGTCACCATTCCCGCAACCGACATTCGCACGAGCGGTTACGACAGCTTTACCGAGCTTGCCGACTATGCAACGTTCTTCGATGCGGTGAACATCGGGCTTGCGCACAAGACTGAGCCGACGGCCTAGGAGGTGGCGAATGCTTATCAAGGTTGGCGAAAAGAGCTACGAAGCGACCTTCAACGCGTTCACGCCGATCGCCTATTCTCGATGCTTCAATGAGGTTGTCGAGGGCGGAAGGAAGCGCCCGAAGGACATTGCGGATGCGGTTTCTAAGATCGCCGGTTCTCTCATGACTAGCGACGTGCCCGCTATCGTCCCGCTGCTCGAAATCTTCTACGCGTGCATCAAGACCGCAACGCCGAAGTTCGATACCGGATTCGATGAGTGGGTTTCTTCTTTCCCATCGGACGCGTACAACTTGGAGCGCAAGGACGGTTGGGCTTCCGACGTGATGCGAATTGTCGAGGACAACTTTTTTCCTTCGGCGAAAGAGGACGTGGAAGCCGCGCCCGCCGAAGAGGAAAGCGCCGCCGCTGACAAGCGAGCTTAGCGACGCGTGCGACGCGCGATACATCTACAACTGCCAGCAATGCGGCCTGACGCTATCAGACCTTCAGATGATGAGCTACCGGCAGGTTCAAGACCTTCTGGAACTCAACGCGTTCTACGCCGACGCTGCGGAGCACTACGACGAGGACGAGAAGGCGCGCAAGGCAGAAGCCGCGTTCTGGTCATGACGTGAAGTGAGTTCTTGACGGCAGCGCACCCGCGAGGGCGCGTTGCTTCAAGCACTCATGGGACTTTGACAACCGAAGAGGGGTGATTACGTGGCGGTCACTTACAAGGGGCTTGTTATCAAGTTCGGCGGCGACACGACCGAGCTTCAAAGCGCCCTGAAGAAGGTTCAGCAGGCATCGCGCGACACCCAAAGCGATTTGCGCGATATCAACAAGGCGCTGAAGTTCGACCCCGGAAACACCGAGCTGCTAGAGCAGAAGGTAAAGGCGCTCAACTCTGCCTACGGCGAGACGAAGCAGAAGCTTGATGCTTACAAGCAAGCGCTCGCGCAGTTGGAGAGCAAGAAGCAGAGCGGCGCGCAGCTCACGGCTCAGGAGGAACGGCAGTACGACAGCCTGAAGCGCGCGATCATGCAGTGCGAGCGCCAGCTTGACAGCTACGGCAGCGAGCTTGCGGACACGGCGCGCGAAGCGGACGCATCGCGCACGGCGCTTTACAAGGTTGGTCAGACCATCGAGGACAACGCCGACAAGCTTTCAAACGCCGGGTCTAAGATTTCAAGCGCGGGAACGGCATTGTCTGGCGGCATCATCGGTGCGGCTGGCGCGCTTACCGGCCTTGCATCGAGCCAAGAGGAAGCGATACAGCAGAGCGGGCAGCTCGAAACGGCATGGGTGAGCGCTGGCGGCACCGCCGAGCAAGCATCTTCGACCTATGCGAGCTTCTACCGCATCCTTGGCGATTCTTCATCTGCCACGGAAGCGAGCCAGAACCTAGCGCGCCTGACAACCAACGAGCAGGAATTGCAGCAGTGGACGGACATTGCCGCTGGCGCTTACGCGACATTCGGCGACGCTCTGCCGCTTCAGAACTTGGCAGAAGCAGCGCAGGAGACGGCGCACACGGGCACCGTCACTGGCGGTCTTGCCGACGCTCTCAACTGGTCTACGGCATCAGCCGAGCAGTGGAGCGCCGCGCTGTCCGGTCACTCTTCGGCTCAGGCCGCCTTCAATCAGGCGGTCGCCGAGGGTCAGACAAAAGAAGACGCTTTTAACGCTGCTCTTGCCGCGTGCGGAAGCGAGCAGGAGCGGTCGCAGCTCATCACCGAGACGCTTACCGGGCTTTACGCGGACGCGGGACGGCAGTACCAAGAGACGAACAAAGACCTTCTCGCTTCGCGCGACGCGCAGAACGAGATGAACCAGAGCATGCAGGAACTCGGCGAAGCGGCAATGCCAGTCAAGACCGCCGTAACCGAGATCGGGACGAGCCTTCTTAACACGCTCGCGCCCGCGCTCGAATCCGTAACGGGCTGGTACAAGAACCTAACGCCAGAGCAGCAGACGCTTGTTAATAACCTCGCGCTCGGCGCGGTCGCCTTCGGCGGCGTGACAACCGCCATTGGTAAGACGATGGAGGCCGCAGAGGGCGTGGGAAGCGCCTTCAAGACCGCTGGCGAGCTTTGGGGCGGCGCTAAGAAGCTCATGGGTGACACGGGCTTTCTAAGCAAGATCGGAACCGGCTTCTCTAACATCGTCACCAAGGCGGGCGGTCTGGGAAGCATGCTCACCGGCACGCTTTCTAGCGGCTGGACGGGCTTTACCGGGCTTATCGCCGCTCACCCTATCGGCCTTGGCGTTGCCGCCGTGTCCGCCGCCGTCGCTGGCCTTACGTGGTTCTTCACGCAGACCGAGACGGGCAAGCAGATGTGGTCTGACTTCACCGGCTGGATTTCTGAGAAGTGGCAAGCCGTGCAGGATTTCTTCGCTGGCGTGCCTGAGTTCTGGGGCGGAATCTGGGAGCAGGTCAGCACCGGCGTTTCGGATTTCTGCACCGGCGTTGGCGAGAAGTGGGAGCAGCTGAAGCAGGGCGCTTCCGACACTTGGGAGAACATCAAAACCGGCGCTTCGAACGCTTGGAACGATCTTAAAACCAACGTCGGGAACCTCGCACAGGGCGCGGTCGATACCGTGTCTAGCTGGTGGAACAATCTAACCGGCAACACCGATTCGGCCTTCGGGCAAATCGCTTCCACGGTTCAGAACGACATGAACACCGCGAAGACCGTTGGCAGCTCGGCGGCTGGCGCTCTGCAAGCCGCAATGAACGGCGACTGGGAGACTGCGAAGAGCAAAGCGGCAAACGCCTTCAACGCGATTAAAGACAACATCGGCTCGAAACTTGACGCTGCCGAGAGCACGGCGGTTAGCATCGCAGACCGAATCGGCGACAAGCTGGGATTCCCCGGCCTTGGCTCGAAGGTGCAAGGCGTGTTCAACAGCATTCGGGGCTTCATAGAGAACCCTATCGAAAGCGCATGGAACGCGATTTCGAGCATTCCGCAGAAGATCATGAACGCCTTCGGCGGAATCAAGATAAGCATTCCGAAGCCAAAGCTTCCGCACTTCAACGTGAGCTGGAACGAGTTCGGCCCGATTTCACTACCGAGCGTGAGCATCAGTTGGTACGCGCGCGGCGGCTACTTCGATGAGCCTTCAATCGTCGGCGTTGGCGAAGCGGGCGGCGAGTTCATCGCGCCTGAGAAGCAGTTGCAAGGCTTCATCGAAACATCGGTAAACCGCGCCTTCTCGCGATTTGCCGACGCGCCGAGCCAGCCCGTTAACGTCGCCGTGACGGTTTACGCCACGGTCGCCGACGGCGTGGACGCATACGAGACAGGCCAGCAGATCGGCGCTGGCATCGCAAGCAAGCTGAAGCAAAGGGGGGTGCCAGTTGCAACTTAGACGGACTAGGAACCAGCACGACCGAATCATCTTTAACGGCACCGACCTATCGAAGCTGGTTTACTGCAAGGTGCGCCGCCCCATCATGGCGACCGTCAACGCGACGTTCGAGAGCGTGCCGGGGCGGCATGGCGAGGTCTTCAAGAGTGCCTACCGTGGCGGCTACGACCTTCCCGTTGAGATTTGGCTTAGGACTGAAGACCGCCGCGAGGTCGCGGAGATGCGGCACAAGCTCGCGGCGGCTCTCTGGACTGACGAACCCGCGCCGCTCTACCTTCCCGATGACCCGACGCGCTACCTGCTCGCAATCGTGAGCGGCAGCACCGACCTAGACGAGATCACGGACGATTGCCCGACAACCACCGTGACTTTCCATATCGGCGACCCCGACTATTACGGACAGAAGCGCCGCATGGAGGTTTCGGCTGGCAACGTCTACGTCAACGCTGGCGGCAACCGCCCCGCTCACCTGCAAGTTACGGCGAAGCCCTCCGCTGGCAGCACGTGGCGGATTACGAACGTCGATACCGGCGAGTTCGTGGCTGTCAATACGCCGCTCACGTCTTCGAGCACCATACGTCTTGACATGGCGACCGAGCACGCGACGGTCAACAACCAGACCGCGCCGGTAACGATTGATTCGGATTACTTCGAAATCAACGGGCGGTGCCACCTGAACATCACCAGCGGTACGGCGGTACTAGAGTGGGTGGAACGATGGCTTTAATTAGACGTATAGGCTTCACCCGTTTCAGCCGTTGGGGCGACAATCTGGGGCGGCTCACGGTGAGCGCCGCAACGCACACCGACGCGCTGGACGGAACCGACGAGCTGGGCATCACGTGCGCCGAAGACCTCGTGAAGGGCGACCGCATAGTTTGGATTGACCTTCAGGGCACGTGTCACGAACACATCGTTGACACCATCGACAGGGTACACGACGATGACGGCGCGCCTGAGACGCAAGCCGTCTGCATCAACTCGGTGAACGAGACGTGGGATGACTGGCTGGACGATAAGCGGCCTTCCGGCAGCGTTGCGGTAGCCCTCGCGTCAATCCTCGCAGACACGCGCTGGGAGGTTGGCACGTGCGATCAGGGCGGCAGCGCTTCGCGCACCTTCTACCATGAGAGCGTGCGTGAGGGATTGGCCGGAATCATCGAGACGTGGGGCGGAGAGCTTGAAACGCTTATCGTCCACGACGGCGCGAGCATCGTTAGCCGCCGCGTGGGCGTGCGCGCCAAGCGCGGCAACCAGAGTAGCGCTAAGCGGTTCACGTGGACTAAAGACCTCGTTTCCGTTAAGCGCTCCGTTGCGAGCGACAACCCGAAAACGCGCGTCTACGGATACGGCAAGGGCGTTGAAACGGAGAGCGGCGGTTACGGTCGCCGTCT